CTTTCCAATCGTCATCAGTTGCATGTTTGTTAGGAACTGGAATTTTATCCGCACCTACAAGTTTTTGAGCATGAAGATAACTCTTTAAGAGATCTTCCATATTGTTAAAGTTTTGCAGAGATTTTTCCTCTCTATAACTTTGTGGAATTAAATCTTTAAAATTTACTTCCTGGTTTGTCGATGCCGTTGCATCTGTATTCTGAACAACAGCAGTCGTTTGTTCAGATTGAGCTGGTTGCTCAGTTGTCTGATTTTCCATAATTTACCTATTGGTTATTTTGACTTGATCATAGCTTTTATAAAAAGTGCGATTGATCGCTGTCCTTCTAAATAAGCCGTTTCGTGACTGTTATCTTTACTGAAAGTTGTCGAACTCTCATGACATCTAATGCAGAGGTCATCTAAAACTCTTTTGCCTTCTTCTGATCCGAAAACAATTTTATAATCTTTTTTTAATTGACTTAATCTTTTTTCAATTTCTTTATTGCTTAAATCCATTTTGAACTACTTTTGCTAGTGGTGCTGCATTCTTAGCAACTTGACTTTCATTAAGTTGTTGTTGCATTTCCATTTGCATTTGTTGTTGTTGAGCTCTTTCTTCTCTTATTTGTTGGACTTCAGCATCTGATTTAATCATCTTAGCTGGTAAGCCTAAAATATTAATCAGTTGTTTAATTAATCCGTTCTCATCAATGTAATCCATAACTGGCATCGCTTGAGCCATTGAGCCAAATAATTCTAATCCTCTCATTATAGATTGTAGCTCAGATGATTTTTGAGCTAGAGCAATTGGAGAAACATATTCAATATTTAATTCTTGAGATCTTAAAATAGCTGGTGCCATTTGAAATAAATTATTTCTAAGCATAATATTAAAAATTCTAATGATCATTGGAGATAATAATTCAGACTGCAATCTTCCTAAGACTGGTCCTAGTATTCTCATTTTTTCTTCTTGTCTTTGTAAGACTTCAGTCGCAGTCATATTTCTGTTTTCAGTTATAACTAACTGATCAACATGAAACATTTTAAGAATAGCTTCTCTTCTTTGATTTTCAGAATTTAAAGTTATAGAAGTATTGGCATTAATATTTAAAGGCTCAATCCTATCTCGAGAGCCAGCTCGATAATAATTAATACTACCTGGAGCCATTCTGATTGGAGCTAACATTCCATCATCAGGAATGAGTAGAGGAGGATCGATTTGTTTGGCAGCTGCCTTTAAACTATTCTCCACCATCTTATTAAGTACCTTAACATCAGGTAAAGCATTCATACCTGGAGATCTGCCGTAGATTTCTGTTGAAGCTTTTAAATATCTTGGAATGACATAAGGATTTTCTTTAAAGCCACCGATCATAATTATATGACCAGTACTTTCTTCATAATAAATAGATTGGAAAGGCATATTCTTTTTGTCCTTTTTCTTAGGATCAAATTCCAATCTTGGTCTTACAACATGTATAATCGTTAATTCGTCAAATGGATTTTTCTTAGCAGAATTTAAAACTTCTTTTGAAACATTTTCCATACCAAATTTATCAAGCACTGCTTGAGCTGGCATTTTAAATTTACGATAAATTGTATCGACATATCCTTTTTTATTTTCCTGGATATAAATTTCTTTTATGTGTCTTGCAGAAAAATTTAAAACATCTTCATCATCTTCTTCGATCATTAGGCACGCTGTGCCAAAAGCAATTAGATCGTGGTAGCATTCAAAAATCTCTTGTTGGAAATTAGATTTAGCGATGGCATCGTACATTCGTTGCGTTGCATCTTCTAACCATTCTTTTGCTTCATCACTGTCGTTTAATTCAGTTTCTTTAAATCTTAATGAAAACCATCGGTTTGCCGATGAAGTTAACATTCCATGTAAAGATGCTGCTAACAATTCTAAAGCGTGAATAGGAGTTGCATCGAATATAGATATATTTCTTTTATCTCCAGCAGCTCTCTGTTTAGTTATTTCTGCTTTTCTAGGAAGCATATAATCAGCAACTTCTTGCCAATGGCTCTCCCAGTTAGATCTTTTTTCCATTAGCCTAGACAGATTATCTTTTAGCTGCCTAGCTAAATTTCTAAATTCTTGTGATTGCATTATTTATTTTTTCTTTTTCCAGCCACGCTTCATAGCTGCGTAAGCTTTCTTGCTTACTGTTGATTTAGATTTAGGTCTTGAAATACCTAATCTTCTTCTACGATTAATGTTTTCTACTAAGCTCATCCTAATAAAGATTTTTTTCCTAAAGTCGGAAGCGAAGATCCATTACTACCTAAAGTTAAAATAGTAGAAGATCTGCCTCTTCTTTTATTCTTTAAAATGTTATCTGCTGTTTGGTTCATCTCAACTGATGTTGGTCCATCATTACCAGTTTGATTTGAATTATTCATTTGAGCTGGTACTTTTGGTTGCTCAGCTGATTTTTTTACAGCACCTACTTTTTCAGCTAAATTTACTACTGGACTAAAACCACCCATAATTAATCCTTTTTCTTATTAGCTTTATAAATTTCGTAAGCTGTTGCTGGCACGCCTATTTTTGACCAAGCTGAAATTTGATCGCCAATCTTTTTACTGTTCATCTTTGCAATTTCTTTGATTGCAAATTCATTTGCTTTTTTCTCAACAAATTTGAATGCAGATTTAATTGGACCAGCGGCTCCAGTTTTCATAGAACTAAAATCATCTTGCATCGGATTGATTGATCTAGTTCTTGGTTTTTTATTGTAGTTGTCTGGCATATTGTTATCCTCCTAATAAAGTTTTTTTGCCTAGTTTGTATTGTTTGTTATCTAAAAAATCTGTGGGGTATCTTTCTCGATATTGAGCTTTTTGTGCAGCAGTAAATTTCTTGTATGCTCCAGTAGTCGTAACATCTTTCAAATCATCTCGACCAGTAGATTTTGTATAGCCTTGTCTTGCTTGAGCAAGATCATCTACTCTGTCCTCAGCAAAAGGCGAACTAAAACCTAAATATTTTTTTCCAGTTCTTTGTTCATAATCTTTTATTTTTTTTAAGCTTGGATCATTTAAACTTTTAACTTTTGTGTAAGGTGTAATAGTTCCCATCTTACGCTCCTAATAAAGTTTTCTTTTGAATATTCTCATCAGCAATAGTGTTTAAACCAGAGCCAGTTAGAATAGTTGATCGTCTGCCTTTTCTTTTCTTTTCAGCATCCGCCAAAGCTTGAGCTGCAAGTCTGTCTCTTTCTTTATCTTCATAAGAAGGAACATCACTTGTCTCTGGCATAACCAGAGGTGGTGGAGACGGAATTTTTGGATTGAATATTGATCCCATAATTATATTACCTTGTAGTTTAAGTCGTGTTGTTGTTGTCGTTGATTGTCAAACATTTTATGTTCTTGCAAACCAGTTGCTAATGTTCTTAAAGCATCCGCAGCATGCGAGCTCCAATCGTGGACAGGTTTTATTTTATAAACTCTTTCCTTATCAGAAAATTTTCTGTGATAATGACGAAGAGCATTTATTAATTTAGAGCAGTTATCGACATCGATTAAACATCTTGGCAACAACATCTTAACGGCATGAATACCATCTTCGATTGGCATCTTAGGTGCCACTCTAAATTTTAATCCCATTTGGTAAGCAACCTCTCTTCTAGTTTTGCCAGATGAGAACTCGGTTTGCTCAATATCATGCGGTCCGTAATTTTCGCTAATGATATAATCTTTTTCCTTTATAACTTGAGCGTAGTGGGGAAACGCTTCGTTTCTATTTTCGTAGTAATCAACAATATGAATTTGATGACCAATCTGCTGAAAAAATATAATAGCGGTTTGATCATTAAAACCTAGATCCCAGGCAGTATGCACTGGATAGCCAGGATTAACTGGCACTCTAGTTATTTGTTTTTTGTCCTCCAAGGAGGCAATAATATCTCCATAGATAGATCCTTGAATATTACCTATGAAAGAGCATTCAAATTCTTGCTCATACTTTTGAGCACCCATCACAGCTAAAGCTGCATCGAGTTCCTCTTGATCTACTATTTTTGTTTGACTAGCTTTAGCAACATGCAGAAACCATTTAGGATCTGCTTGAGCTTTTTGGTAGTAGTCATAAAAAAGGTTAGCCATTCCTTTCGGTGTGCCAACCAAAACCATAAAACCTTTTCGGTCAGATAAAGCTGGAGTAACAACTTCATTGATAAGCGTTGGTGTTATTTGTGCCGTCTCATCAATAATACATCCATCTAAATATATTCCTCTGATACTGTCTGGATTTTCCGATGACAACAGCATAATCCTAGCACCATTCACTAGATCGCATCTAAGTTCACTTTCGTTATACTTAGTGCCTGGAATATTTTTTGTATAATGTTTTAAATAATCAAAGGCTATCTTCTTAGCCTGACCATAGGTCGGAGCTATATAAGCATACCTTGGATTATGATTAGTATTAGTCATCGCAGCTTTAATGAGATGATTAATACACAAAACTGTTTTGCCAAATCTTCGATGACAGCAGAGTAGGCTGTATCTAAATTTATCTAACTGATCGTGAATGAAAGCTTGTTGCTTCCTTGGCGTATAAGGTATGGTTACTTTCATTAGTGAAATGTTGGAACTTTATCGGTGTGCCAATATCTCATCTTAATCTTAGCAAAAACATAATCAGCAAATTCTGTGATGTCGTCTTGATTGGCAAATCCATCAAAGGAAATAACAAGTTCATTATTGTATGTTGAAAAACTGTAAGCACTAATGTTTTTGTATTTGTCTTTAATCTTGTCCATCTGTTTGTGTCTCTGTATGACCTATAATTAATACGCTTTATTACGCACTACCATTTTTGAGGTGTAGGCGTCTTTCCAGGAATTTTTTTTGTTTTCCTAGAAAAAATGATTATGATTTGACTAACAGTCAATTTATCTAGCAAGCCAGTGTTGAATTTAAAAAGAGA